AACTCATCTTCTCACACTTGGGAATATGCTGGATCGGGCACTAACTATAATGCATTACCAGAAAATGGTGGCACTAAGGATGAATCTAGTGAGCAGGTATCTCAAAATTATGGTCGTGTTTATGTTTCGGGTACTGACGAACTTGGTGACTTTAAAGTTGGCACGTTTGCTAAGATTGAAAACAGAACTGGTAATATTACCTTTACCGGTACAGTTACAATTTCAGAAGTCGAGTTCCTAAAACTGAAAGGTGGTGACGTTGTTGTCACCGGTTTTGACGCATCCAACACACTTGGTGGTGCTAGTGCTTCTGATAGTAAGATCCCAACTCAAAAAGCAGTTAAAGATTTTATTACCAATAATCTCGGACCTTATATCAACAAACCATACTCTACTAATGCTGTCCCCAGAGCTCTAGTAGAACTTACTGATAGTGGAAAAATTTCTATTGATCAGATTCCTGCTTTGCGTCCATTCAGTGTTTACACAGTACCAGATGTTGCTGGAAGAACATCTATCGAAGGAGCACTTGCCGGTGATATTGCGATTCAGCAAGACACATCCACATCATTCATTTTGAATGAAGATAACGATACTTTATTCCTAGGATTTAATCCAGATCCAGCATTAAGTTTTACTATTGGAGATGTATTTACTGGTAGCGTTTCTAATGGAAGACTACAATCAACGGAATATAGAGAAGGTGTAATTTACAGAATCAATATTACAAATAGCGGTTCTGGATATGTAACAGCACCAAATATAGTAATATCAGGTGGTAATCCATCTGCTGGTGCTATTGCTGCTGAAGCTGATTGCACTATAGCAAATGGCGAAGTTGTTACTGTAACTATTACATTATTCAATGGACTATTGGGTGGTAAAGGTTATACTACACAACCAACAATCACATTTGATGCACCTCCTGGTGGAGGAATACAAGCACAGGGTAGTGCTCTATTGGAGAGTAGATTATACGGAGATATTGTTAATAGAATCAAAATTGAAGATACTGATACTATTCAAGATAGCACATCTCCATCTACAAATACAGTTAACCTTACAAGAACTGTTAATACGTCTTCATTTGATATCGCCAACTGGGTATCACTAAGCAGTGAAGCAGTTAGTGTTAACACTTTGGTCTCCAGTGGTCCAAATGAACTTATCTCAACATCTTTACTAGGTGCAAACGCAGCAAACTCTTTCACCTTCTTACGTGGTGATCAGTCATATGCTTTAACAGTTCAGTCATTAAAAGGTGCAGAAAATAGATATTTTGCTAGTCTATATTCTCAAGCTAGTGTTGGAACAAATTCGCTTATATTTACAACCAATTCAAATACTTTAATTGGTCATGAAGTAGTTGACAATATTCTTGGCATCCCCGCAAATACTAATATTACGGGTGTTATTACAACTGGTGGATTGACAACAGTTGCTATTGATAATCCAGTTACTGATATTATTCCCGCAGGAACTATTATTGAGTTTCTAAGGGGTGAGTCTCCAATTACATTTGAATCAACATACACACAAGGTCAATTTGTTGAATCTATTATTATCGCAGCGCCAGGGTCAGGATTTAGCAATGGACAATTCTTTGATGTTCCATTATTTGGTGGATCTGGAACTGGATTGGCAGCAAACATTACTGTTGTAAATAACGAAGTTACTTCAGTTGTGGTAACAGATGGTGGTGTTAACTTTAATGCTGACTTTAGCATTACGGTCCCACCAACTGAAATTGGTTCTGGATCTGGTTTAGTTCTTGATTGTAAAGTAAGTACTATCAACAGACAATACGCAAATATATCACTTGATATTGCGAGAGTTTCTGATCTAACAATTTCTGCTGATCTATATGGAACAATTGGAGTTTCTAGATATAAGAAAAGTCAATTTAATATTGGACAAGGAGGTAATGGTTCGGTTGAACTTAAGACCGGTCCAGATAGCGGTCTAGACGCTGACTTGTTAGATGGTGCTCAAGGTGCTTACTATCTAAATGCTGGCAATCTTAATGCTGGCACTCTACTATCAGATAGATTGGCAGGAAATTACAATATTGACATCTCTGGTCAATCACAAAATACAATTCGTGTTATCAGTGGTACTAACAACCCAGTGTCATCTCCAGCACCAAACACATTTGTTACTGGTATTGTCTCCAACACTATATTTAATAGTGCTGCAGCACTCAATGACGGTGGATCAAAAACACAAATTGTAACTTTCAGACCAGGCGGACAAGGATTTACAGTTGATGGTGGTGTTAAGCAATTAGCATTTACTGATAATGATAACATGTATCTTCGTGGTTCTGGATCTGGTGTTAGTACATTTGGTACTTGGGCAAAAGTTTGGACATCTGGTAATGATGGTGTTGGCACTGGTCTTGACGCTGACAGACTTGATAATAAGCAAGGATCTTGGTATCAAAATGCTCTTAATATCAACTCTGGTACAATTTCAGATAACCGTCTACCAACTTACAAGAGTGCATCTTCCTTCAGAGATCAAATTGAAATCAAGAGTTATTCTGGAGATCCAAGATATAGAATTTATGTTTCTGGTCAAACTTTAACAGACGCAAAATATTCCCCAGGAGCAGACGCTGTTAACCTATACAATTCAAATGACCAGGCAACTGGTGTTATTGAAATTGATGATAGAATTATCAATGATGATGTTGGAGATAATTTCAATGATTACACCATATTGATTGGTAGACTTACTACCGGTAATTTTGTTGGTGCTATAAAAATTGGTGATGCAAATGAATCTGTATTTTTCCAAGATTTTAGTATTGAAGATGGAAATAATTTTGTCGCAGCAACACTAGAAAGTAATTCTGGTAATGCTCAGTTAAAATTAGGAAGATCTGATGGGATTAGTAGTGCTCCGGCAGTTTTATTTAATTCTTCTACGCTAACGGCAAGTTACAATTCAAAAATTGAAGCATCTGGTGGTAACGCAACTGATGGATCTGGACAATTAAATATTGTAGTTGGGGATGAAAATTCTTTAAGCATCAATAGTCAGACTGTTTGGAATGCTGGTAATACCGCATTCAATTCATCAAATATTGTTTCAACTGCTGCGTTAACATCAGCTGTTGCTAGAGACACCAATGGAGACTTTAGTGCTGGAACAATCACTGCTGCTCTAACTGGTGCTGCTTCGCTTAACGTTCTCAAAGCAGGCGATACCATGACTGGTCCGTTAACTCTAACGGGCGCTAATTCTGATCTAAGCATCTCAGGAACATCATTATTCACAGGTGTCGTCTCAATGTCGGACGACTTAAATGTTGATTCTGGCACTCTGTTTGTTGATGCTGGATCAAATGAAGTTGGTATTAATGCCGGAACCAACCCATTATCTACTTTAGATGTTCGTGGCGATGGTGGTATCTTTGTTCGCTCTATTACAAATGCTGTTGGAGCAAAAATTAGATTCTGTGATGTTTCATCCAACCAATCTCAAGTTGGCACACTGAGATACAATCATTCTGATAGTCAATCACCAGCATCTGAGTATGGTGAAGGATTCACTATGGAAGGCACAGAGACAGAACTGTACTTCCGTGTTGTTGGTGATGTTATCGCATCCAGAAAAATGGGTGTTGGCATCAACCGTGAACCAGATTACACTCTGGAAGTTAATGGTAACGCGATGTTCCAAACAGGCGTTACTATCGACACTGATAATGATAACTCTGGTGCTCCTCTAGTCTTCCGTGGATCTTCTTCGTATAGAAACTTTAGAATTGGCAACCAACTAGTTGGCAACCACTTGTTTACTATTCAAGCATCCACCAATAATGGCGGAACAACTTGGAATGGAACTCCAGCAATTACTGTTGCTGGTGATTCAAATAGAGTTGGTATTAATACCACAGCAACTAGTGGAACTGATCCAGAAAGTGGAACCAATAGAAATTATCAACTCAACATTCAAGGAGATGTTAATTTCAATGGTCAACTCTTCCAGAATAATGCTGAGTTTGTTACTTCGCGTTGGACTGAAGCCAGTAACGGTAATGACATCTACAGACTATCTAAGGTTGGAATTAATGTAGCAGATCCAACATACACTTTACAAGTTTCCGGCACTTTTAAAGCTACTGGAAACAGTGAAATTGACGGAACATTCCGAATTGGCACAGCTGCCACTAATAGAATTGACGTTTCTGGATCTTCTATGAATATTCAGAGTGGTACCTTCAGTAGTGGTCAAATTTCCAATGGATTAAAAATTAATGGAGATAAACAGTATATCGACAAATACGGAATCATCAAAAGAAACAGATCTACTATAACTGACAATATAACAATTACAGCATCTGATCGTTGTATGTCTGCTGGTCCAATTGAAATTGCGTCTGGTAACACTGTCACGATTGTAAATGGCGGAGCGTGGTCTGTAGTATGATAAATAATATGATAAAGAGTCATTTTTACAATGAGTAAAATTATTGTACGGGAGATAGAATCTCCTTCAGGTGCTATTAATTTTGTCGGGGGATTGACTATTGCTGATAGTGGCAGTATTTCATATCCCGGCAGAATTGTGCAAATGAAGCATGTTACATATAAAACCAGAACGTCTTGGCAAAATGCTACTAGTAATACTGGATCTGTCACGACAAACGTTCCTGGAATGCAAGTAGATTTACAATGTAAATTTGCTAGTTCTAAAGTAGTTATCGAAGCAAGAATTCTTGGAGATGTATACCACAATACAGTATTTCGATATACTGTAAATGGATCTCACATAACCACTGCGGCATATGATTCATATAATGATGATGCTGGAAACCAACGTTGGAGTGGAATTACTTGTGGTCCATACGATGGAGCAAATAACAATAGCTCAACACCGGGTGATGTGTTTATTATGGTATTTTACAAACCTGGAAATACAAATAATAATACTTACAGGATTGTTAGTCGAGAGGGTAATACAAACCAAAGCACAAACTACATCAACAGGTGTGGTAGCAGTAATGGACAAAACTCATATGAGTGTGGTGTTTCCAGTATGATTATTTACGAAATAGAGGAATAATAAAATGTCGGAAATTATTGTAGATACTATTGAATCTGATAACGGAGCTATTTCTTTTGGTGATTCTTCAATTGCCGGAGGATTAGTTCTTCCTGGATCTGTTGTTAATTTTGCTTATGTAGAAGAAGACCGACGTTTATCTGTTGCGGCAAATAATAATAATTGGAATATATTAAGTGCATTAGATATTACTATCAGAAGGACAGTTCCTGGATCTTCATTCCAATGTGTTTGGATGGTAAATGGAGAAGCCACTGGACACGACCATATGTTTACTGTATACAGAGGTAGTTCACTCATTGGATATAATACTGATGCAGGAGCACAGCGTTGGAGTGGGGTATCTCACGGTTGGTATGATAGAGACCAGAATAGCACTCAGTATAATAATAGCATTGTTTGGTATGATGAAGCACCATCCAATGCAACTTTTCCAGTAGGTAATGAGATTGTATATCGTGTTGGCAATAGATCTTCAAATAACGCCAATTATACATATTGGTTAAATAGAACTGACAGTAGAGGTGGACAAAACGCCTACGAAAACACTGTATCTGCCGGATACGTAATGGAGATAGCACCATGAGCAAATTATCAGTAAAAACAATTAGACCAAAAACAGGATCCGCAGTTCAAATTGCTAGCAACACTAGTATAGCTCTGGGAGATAATGCTTTTGCATCATCGAAAGGAACACCAGTTCAATTTGTTACGGCAAGATACGATGGGAGGCAATCTTTCACTGCTAGTCCCAATAACCAAAACTCGATGCCCAATACAAATATTTCAGTTACACCGAAATATACGGGTTCGTTGTTATCAGTAAAGTGGATGCTTTCAGGAGAAGTTCATCAAGATGTTGTCATCCTTATTATGAAAAATGGAGTTGAGTTTAAATCACACACAACATCAGCGGGTTCTCGCTGGAGTGGATATTGTTCTGGATGGTATGATAGAAACCAAAGTTCTACTATGTCAAATTGGTACATTAATGTTTTTGATACCGCAATAGCAGGTCAAGAAAATACATATGGATTAGCAGTAAGATCTTCGAGTAATGGAACATATACGTTTTACTTGAATAGGTGTCAAGGTACTTTGGCACAAAATAGTTACGAAAATGGATGTACTATTTCTAGTATAATGGAAATAGTTCAATAATAAATATACGTATTAATAGGAGAACTTAATAATGGCTAACATTCAGATGCATTATGATTGGTCACACGCCCTCGCTGCATTATATCCAAATGCCGAGTGGTCTGTTTCTGTCGATAAAAATGATAACCAAAGTCTTAATTGGTTGGATTCATCACCTCGTCCAAATGAAGCAGATTTGGAAGCATGGTGTGTTGAAAAATCAAGACTAGAACCTATGCGTCTTTTGAGAAGAGAACGTGATAAAGAGATGGAATTTTGTAATTGGAGAGTTGTAAAAGCAATGTCTCTAGGAGAAGAACTTCCACCGGTATGGAAAAATTATCTACAAGCACTTCGCGATTTGCCACAAAATACAAATCCCGATCAAATCAGAATGAGTGAGGAAGATTTTAAAAAAATTGATCGCTCTAGTGTAAATTGGCCAACTCCACCAGAAGATCATCATTATCCTATCACCCTAAAAGATTTATACAAAAACATAACAAACGTTTTTGATTACTAATATAAATATTGATATACACAATTACATGTGATAACTATGGATCCCGCACAACTTAAGTCTAATTTTGAAGAGCAAATTGCTACAACTGAAAAGCAAATTGCTGAACTAGAAACAAATCTAGTCAAAGCAAAAGAATATAAAATTAAACTGGAAGGAGGTCTAGAAACTCTAGGTCTTCTAGAAGACAAACCTGAAGAAGAAGCAGCACCAGCGGCAGAAACAACAGAAGAATAACTCTCAGATCCCTTCTTCCTAAATAGGTAAGAAGGGATTTTTGTGTGTAATGGCGTCTCCAAATTCAAGAGCTGATCTTATCACATATTGTAAGAGGCAACTTGGTGAGCCTGTATTACAAGTTAACATTGATGATGAGCAAGTAAATAATGTTATTGATGATACTTACCAGTTCTTCCAAGAGAACTGTTACAACGGTATGGAGAGATGTTTTCTGAGGCATGAGATTACTGCTGACGATATAACTCGTTTCAATAATAAAGCAACAACATCATCTGGAACAACAAATTGGGAAGAGTCTACCAACTATATTCCAGTTCCAGATCATGTAGTTGGCATCAGCAAAGTTTTTGGTTTAGTCAGCAACTCAATTAGATCTAATCTCTTTGGTGTTGAGTATCAGATGTTTCTGAATGATCTATATGCATTCGGATCTCTTGATATTGTCAACTACTTTATGAATAAGCAGTATCTAGAAACTCTAGATATGATTCTGAATAATGGTTCGTTCCAACAGTTCAGATATACACAGCGTCGTGATCGTTTATATCTTGACATCAATAAAGCATTCCTCAAAGAAGATACCTATCTTGTAATTGAGGCACATAGGATGATTGATCCTACAGATGCTACAGAGATGAATAATGATATGTTTGTCAAGAAATATGCTACTGCTCTTATGAAGAGACAGTGGGGTCAAAACTTGATTAAATATAACAACGTTCAACTACCTGGCGGTATCACGCTTAATGGTAGAGAATTGTATACAGACGCATTAGGCGAGATTGAGAAAATCGAAAGCGAAGTTCTCAGTAAGTACGCCATCCCACCTATGGATATGATCGGATAAGATGCCTACTAGTCCCTACTTTCCAACTTACTATTCAGGACACAGCGGTGAGCAAGGTCTCGCACAGGATCTTGTGGACGAACAAATTAAACTGTTCGGAACAGACATATACTACATTCCTAGAATAGCTCTAAAAGATAACACTCTTAACGAGGTTAGATACTCTAAGTATCAAGAACATTTTCAAATTGAGATGTTGCTTCAAAACGTCATGGGATTTGGAGACAATGCTGAGTTCATCTCCAAGTTCGGTTTAAGAATTACGGATGAGATTATCTTCCGAGTATCTACTAGAAGATGGGACGAAGAAGTAGCAGATCATAATCCTACTATTACTGTTGAGAGTAGACCTAACGAGGGAGATCTGCTTTACTTCCCACTAACAAAAGATATCTACGAGATTAAATTTGTTGGTAAGGAAGAACCATTCTTCCAGTTTGGTAAGATCCAATTCTATGCTATCACTGCTGAGATCTATGAGATCGGTAGTGATGACTTTGATACTGGAGTTGAGGAGATCGATGATGTGGAAGAAATATTTGCTAATAGTATCAAACTCTTTATGGATCCTGGTGGATCTGGAGACTTTACTGTTGGAGAAGAGATTGTTGGTGATGAGTTCCTAGCGAAAGCAACAGGAACAACTGATGGTGATGCTGTAGATAGTATCACTATTACAGATGGTGGATCACATTATAAGCAAGCAACTCCACCAACAGTTACTATTACTGGAGGAGGTGGAACAGGTGCTACAGCAACTGCTGCAGTTAGTTCTACTGGTCTTGTCAATAGTATTCTAATTACATCAGGTGGAACTGGTTATACGAGTGCTCCTACTGTTACTATTGATTACTCGCCTAAGGACAATAGAGCAGAAGTCAAGTCTTGGGATAGCACAACCAGATCTCTGGAAGTATACAATAGAACAGGAACCTTTACTACTGCCGAAGTAATTACTGGACTAACTTCAGGT